GGTACTGCAGCAGTAAATGGTCCTATAACAGGAGTTACCGTTGCTGGTACTGGTGCAGCCTTTGGAACTATAACTAGAGGAATGGTTGTAACAGGAACAGGTATTACTGGTACAGTTACAGTAAAAACAGTAACAAGTCAAAATAGTATTATCTTAGACACAGCAGTTTCGTTAGCCGATAATGTTGCTCTTAGCTTTATAACTAATATTAAGGTAGGTATGTATGTTACAGGAACAGGTATTTCTGGAGATGTACAAGTATCTACAGTTACAGATCAAAGTAATATTGTACTCGACTCTGCACAAACAATAGCCGATGATACTGTTCTTACCTTTGGTACATTCTCTTCTAGTCAAGTAAATAAAACAGTGTATTTGTATGGTACGTCAACTACATGGACTACTCTAGGTACAAGCACAGCAGCAAACACTTCTAAAGTTAGACACTTTACTTTTAATTTTACAGGAGATGAAAAAACAGTATTTGTTGACGGTAAAGGGTTTCCAGCAATATACAACTCTAACGGCAACACTATGACTTTTATGTCTTCTTCAAACTCTACAGACATAGAAGGCACAGACATAGCTGTTATATTTAAGAACACAGGCTTCTACGCAAAAGATAATATTATATATTTTACTGCACCTGCAACGATAGATGATTTTTCTGTGGCTAATGGTGCTGGTAGTTTAAATGTTGCAAGTGATGTAACAGGCATGATAGTCTTTCGTGATCAGCTTATTGTATTTACTACAGACACAATAAAAAGATTAGTAGGTAACACTGCTGCTGACTTTGTGCTTGAACCTATTACAGATAAGATAGGTTGTATTAATCCTGATACAATACAAGAGTTTGGTGGTGATGTAATTTACCTTTCTCCTGACGGTGTTAGGTTGCTAGGTGCTACAGATCGTATAGGAGATTTTTCTTTAGACGTAGCTTCAGATACTATATTTAAAGATGCAAAAGAGTTTATTTCACAAACAAATCAATTCTGTTCTGTGTTAGCTAGAAACAAGGCTCAGTATAGAATATTTGAGTATAGATCATCTGTACAGTCAGATAATTCAAAAGGTTTAATTGCTACTAAGTTTATATCTCAAGGTGGTTCTGGTATAAGTTGGTCTACTACTAAAGGACTAAAAGTTAATGTTGCAGATAGTGTTTACTCAGATACATCAGAAGTAATTATGTTTGGAAACGATGATGGCTATTGTTATCTCATGGACTCAGGCAATACATTTGATGGGTCAAACATAGAGGCTATATATGAGTCTCCATTCATGCCTATCACAGATCCTCAGCTACGTAAAACCCTTTATAAGTTAACTCTTTATGCAGACCCAAGTGGACGTATGGACTTAGCTGTTAACTTTAAGCTAGACTTTGAGTCAGAGAATGACTTGTCTATTGTGCAGCCTCCTACAATAAACATAGGAACAGTAGCCTCTCCTACTGTGACGGCTATAGTAAACGGTGCTACAACTTCTAGTACTCTTGTGTCACTTGTTAGTAATGTAGGTACAATAGAGGTAGGTCAAACAGTTGTGGGATCAGGTATATCTGGAACAGTAAAAGTAACAGGCATAACTAATCAACAAAATATTATCTTAGATACAGCAGTTAGTTTAGCAGATCTTACATCTTTAACATTTATTACACCTACTGGTAGTGGTGTATTTTTATATGGAGTAGCTTCCTCTGTTTTTGGTGCAGCAACTTTCAGTGGCACATTAGATAAAATATATAAAGAAAATGTAATAGGTTCTTTTAAGACAGTAGCTATGCGTATTACAGATAACTCATCAAACCCAACCTTCACTCTTGACACAGCCGTGCTAGAGTACAGACAACATGATAGGCAGTAACAATGGCAGGTTATACAAGACAAGCAGCAATTAATATCGTTACAGGTGGCGTTATTGACGCTGCTGACTTTAACAATGAATATGATGCACTAGAATCGGCTTTCAGTGCTAGTACTGGACATACTCATGATGGTACAGCAGGTGAGGGCGCACCTATTCAAAGCGTAGGACCATCGCAAGATGTAGTTATTACTTCATCTGCCATGAGGCCAAAGACAACAAACACTGTTGATTTAGGTACATCATCTTTAAAGTATAAGAACGTTTTTTCTGAGGCTTTTATTACAGAAGATGATGGAGATCTTCACGTCAAGTCAAACGTTGTAGCATACTCAAGCACTATCTCAGATGAAAGATTAAAAAAAGATATACAAAAAATAGAAGGTGCTTTAGATAAAGTTAATCAGCTAAATGGTTACACTTTTGAATACAACAATGACGGTAAAAAATCTGCAGGTGTTATTGCTCAAGAGGTAGAAAAAGTATTACCTAGTGCTGTAGAAGAAAAGAAGTTACATTTTCAAATGGACGGTGATGTAGGTTTATATAAAACAGTTCAGTATGATCAGTTACACGGATTACTAATAGAAGCTATTAAAGAATTAAAAGCTGAAATAGAGGAACTAAAGAATGGCGCTACAGTCTAGTGGTCAAATAAGCTTAAACGATATTCATGTTGAAGTAGGTGGTTCTAGCGGTTCTGAGGTATCTTTAAATGATACCGATGTTAGAGCGCTTATAAGTAAGTCTGCTGGCGCACAAAATGCTATTAATGAATATTATGGAGCATCTGCTGAAACAGATTTAGGCGATTCTGTTAGTAGCCAGATTAATGGACAAAATCAGCTACATCAAATTACCGTATCTAATTATATATCTTCAGGCGGTACACTAAGAATA